TGTATGGTGCAGGGATGAAGGCAAGGTCACGACTACTAATTTAGAAGTTGACCATATCAAGGAGCTAGAGTTCTATCCAGAGTTCGCGCTTGATATCGATAACCTACGAACATTGTGCAAGGCATGTCATAATAAAAGGCATAATCGTTTTGATAAGAATGACAGAAATTTCCGAAAAGATGAATGGTGGGGTTAGGTGAAAGAACCTTAAACACCCCCGGTCAAAAAAATCGGAAATTTTCAAAGATGTCGGTAAGCGGTCTGCACTCGACTGTCCAAATTTTTAACAAAAAATTAAAGGGGGTGGGGGGGTAATGGAAGAATACTCAGAAAAAAATATAAAAGAACTAGAAAATCAGCTACTTTCTAAAATTGGCTATTTTAGTCCTAGAAAAAAGGATGCGATCCAGTACGAAAAAGTGAATCGTTATCTTTATCTCGTCAGACTACTCTATGAGCTGAAAGCCAAACTTCATGAAGACGGATTGGTCATCACTGTTCACAATGGACAACAGAGATTCCAAAAAGCGAATTCTCTCATCAAGGAAATCAACACAACAAGTAATCAGCTTTTAGCTATTGAGCGGTCGTTTGATTTTGAGGTGGAAAACTCGCCTGTTGAGAAACCTACGTCTGGAAGTGATCTGTTATGATTTCTCATCCGTTGGTAGATGACTATATCAAAATGGCCGAGCGTGGAGAAATTATCGTCAACAAAGAAAGAAAGCTGCTGTTTAAAATCATCAAGGAGAAAATCTATCCTCGTGATGATTTATATTTTGATAATGACTTGATTGACAAGTTCATTCGTTTTACGGAAAAGAACTTTTTCCCTTTGGCCAAGTACCAGCTTTTCTTGACTCCGTTTATCTTTCTTTTCCGGAAGGAGGATGGGGAGCCTCACTTCGACGAGCATCTATATACTTTGTCTCGTGGGGGTGGTAAGAATGGCTTTATGTCAGCCAGGTCATCGTTTTTTATCAGCCCTATCTACCCTATCAGAGATTATGATGTGACCATCACTGCTAACTCTGAGAAACAGGGGAAGGTTTCGTTTGAGGAGGTCTATGAGACTATTCAAAGGCGAGGTCTTGAGGACCATTTCTATCTAACTAAAATGTCTATTACAGGTCGAGCGAACAACTCGGTCTTTTCTTTTCGGACGAATAATCCGAAAACGATGGACTCGGCTCGTGATGGCTGTCTTGAGTTTGATGAGATTCACCAGTTTGAAGATGATAAGGCTGTAAAAGTCCAAAGGTCTGGTCTTGGTAAAATCGCTCATGCTCGGACTTTCTACAACGGGACGAATGGGTATGTGCGTGAGGGATTCTACGACAAGCTGATAGAGAAGTCTATGCAAATCTTGAATGGAGAGGTTGATGATTTCAGGCTATTCCCTTTCATCTGCAAGCTAGACAGTGCGGATGAAGTGGATGATATGAAGAACTGGTCAAAGGCAAATCCGATGTTGGATGAAAGTACTCCTTATGCTAAAAGGCTGCTTGCTCGAACTAAGGCTGACTATGACGACCTTGAGCTGGAACCATCTGGCCGTCAGGAATTTATGACAAAACGGATGAACCTTCCTGAAGCGGATCTTGAGAAAGATGTGACTTCTCGCGAAAAATTACTTGCTTGTTTGCGTTCGCCTGATATTGACTTGTTGGGTAAGTCCTGTGTCGCAGGATTTGACTATGCTAGCATTCGAGATTTTGCGAGTGTTGGTTTGTTGTTTAAGAATGGGGATGAGTTTATCTGGAAACAACATTCATTTGCTCGTAAAGCGTTTTTGAAAGCTTTCAAACTAAAAGCCCCTATTCAGGAATGGGCAGACAGAGGCTTATTTACGATTGTGGACGGTCCTAGTATTGATCCTCGTTTATTGGTCGAAAAATTGAATGAATGGAGCAAGTTTTATCAGATTGAGCTTGTATGTGCAGATGGTTTCAGAATGGACTTGTTAAAACCTCTTTTGGAAGAGGCTGGTTTTGAATATGAGTTTTTACGGAATCCTGGGGCAATACAATCCAAGGTTGCACCAATCATCGAAGATGGATTTGCCAATGAACGGTTTGTCTTTGAGAATGATAACTCTATGATTTGGTATACAGATAATACCTATATCAAAGAGGACAGGGATGGGAATAAGCGTTTCTTGAAGAAAGAGCCAGTTAGAAGAAAGACGGATGGTTTCCATGCTTTGATTGCTGCTCTTTACAAGAGGGAGTTAGTGCAAGAGTCGAACGTTGGGGAATTTCTTGATATGCTCGATAGCTGGGATTTTTAATCTAAGAATAATTTTTGGGTGGTAGGTTGGTAATTGGATAGGAAGGAGGGGAAGCATGGGATTCTTAAATTTATTTAAGCGTGATGCGCCTGATGTTGGTTTTAACTTTGAAGAGTTGGAACGAATGTTGGGACGCCTACAATTAAAGAGTTTAGCGATTGATAAGTCAGCGGAGTTTGTGGCTCGTATTTTTGCTAAGTCGGAATTTCGGTATATGGTGGAGAATCATCATGTGGTGTCAGACTGGGATTATATTTTAAATGTGCGTCCCAATAAGAACGAGTCGGCCTCAGAGTTCTGGCAGAAGGTCATTTATCGCTTATTGACGAAAAATGAAGTACTCATTGTTTTGTCTGATGATAAGCAGTTACTGGTAGCTGATGCTTTTACTCGTAGGCGTTATGCTCTGTATGATGACACCTTTGAGATGGTGTCTGTCAGGGATTATACATTTCAGAGGAAGTTTGCTATGAGTGATGTCATCTTTCTCCAGTATAATAACAATCGCTTGCAAGAATATGTATCAGACTTGTTTTCTGATTATGAAAAACTGCATACTCATCTGGTGGAAGCTTTAGCTAGAAATAATCAAATTCGTGGGGTTCTAGCTACAAAAGCGAATGGAACCTTTGACGATGACAAGAGAAAGAAACTGCAGAGATATGCGGACAATCTTTTTAAGTCCTTTACGTCTAAGACGGTTGCCATTGTACCGACAATGGAAGGCGTGGAGTATTCGGAGTTGACCAATACGGTAGGAACTTCAAATTTATCAGTTGAAGAATTGAAGAAACTGAGACGTCAATTTGATGATGAGGTTGCGGATATATTAGGTTTGCCGACGGCTTTGATGCATGGAGATATGGCTGATTTGTCTAATAGCCAGAAGATGTTTAACAGTTATTGTTATGAATCGCTGGTTAAAAAAGTAGGTGACGCTCTAAACCATGCTATCGTGAGCTCGGCTGGATACGCCAATCAGAAAAAATTTGTGATTTTTGGCGAGGGGGGACTGGATAAGTTTGCTCTGGCTGAGAACATAGATAAACTCATCTCATCTGGGGCTATGACTCGAAATGAGGTGAGATTGGAACTTGGTCTTGAGGCTGTTCCTGGTGGGGATTCTTTCCTTATCACTAAGAACTATCAGGGCGAAAACGAAATAGAGAAAGGAGGAAATGAGGATGACAATCATTCAGATTAAGGGAGCGATTGTATCCAATGATGACCGCTGGTTTTATGATTGGCTAGACATGGATGCAACTGCTCCTAAGGATATTGTACTGCCGCCGACGGGAGAAGATGTGGAGGTGCACATCAATTCTGGCGGTGGTGATGTGTATGCTGGTAGTGAAATCTATACGGCATTGCGTGCTTATCAGGGGCATGTGACGGTAAAAATCGTGGGAATTGCTGCTAGTGCTGCAAGCGTCATCGCTATGGCTGGTGATCAGGTGGAAATTAGCCCTACAGCGCAAATCATGATTCATAATGTATCTGCTGGTGTGCGTGGTGACCATAAGGCGCTCTTGCACGAGGCTGGTGTGTTGGAAGGTTTTAATAAGTCAATTGCGAGTGCTTATATGGATAAGACTGGTAAGGCTTTAGATGATTTGTTGGAACTAATGGATCATGAAACGTGGTTTGATGCTCGTTCTGCTGTTAATCATGGCTTTGCAGATAAGGTCATGTTTGAAAGTCAAGAAGCTCCTGTGTTGGTAGCTAGTCAGACACCTGTGATTCCTCGTGATTTTATCGAAAAAATCCGATCTGCGATGACACCAGATGTGGAGTTATTGGCAGACTTGGTTCGTGATAGGTTGAATAATAAATCATCTATCCCAGAAGATAAGAAAAAAGAAGACAAGACGGCTGAACCTGTGGGGTTAGGTCGTTTTCCATTTTAAGAAAGGAAATAAAAAACAATGATGAAACTTGGTAATGAATTTACAACTGCTCGTCAGAACTTTATGAATGCAGTAGAAACTGGTGCTCCTATGGAGGAGCAAAATAAGCTCTATAACGAGATGATTGAGGCATTGACAGATAAGTTGCAAGACGACGCTAGAGAGACTGCTCGTAAAGAAATCGCAAATATGAATCCATATGATGCGCAGTTGACTGCTGAAGCTCGCGAATTTTTCAACAACATTGAGAAACTTCCTCCCAAAGGAATTGAGAAATTGTTCCCTCAGGAAACAATTGACCGTATTTTTGAGGATATGGTGGCGGCTCGTCCACTTCTTCAACACATCGGCTTGCGAAATGCAGGTATTCGTTTGAAATTCCTCAAGTCTAGTCGTACAGGGCAAGCGGTTTGGGGTAAAATCAATGCTGAAATTCAAGGACAATTGAAACAAGAGTTTGCTGAAGAAGAAGCGATTCAGTCTAAATTGACTGCTTTTGTTGTAATCCCTAAAGACTCTGAGAAATTTGGGCCTGCTTGGTTGCAGTCTTATGTATCTATTCAAATCACAGAAGCCTTTGCTGCTGCTCTTGAAGCTGGTTATTTGAATGGTGATGGGGACAATAAACCTATCGGGCTATCTCGTACTCTTACAGGTACTGCAGAAAGTGAAAAAGTAACTTATGCTGAGAAACAGGCTCAGAAAAAACCATTGACTTTCGCAGACTCTGCTACCGTGGTAAAAGAGTTGACGGAGGTTTATAAATACCATTCTACAAAAGCTGACAATACAACCCCTGTTGCAGTAGAAGGTAATTTGGTTATGGTAGTGAATCCTGCAGACGCTTGGGATGTGAAGAAGCAATATACGTCTCTCAATGCTCAGGGTGTATATGTAACAGCTATGCCTTATAACCTCATCTTGGTTGAGTCGGTTGCTCAAGTGTCTGGTAAGGTGACTACATTTGTCAAAGGTCGATACGATGCCTTTGTAGGTGGTGGTATTGAATTTGGACGATTTACCGAAACCTATGCTTTGGAAGATTTGAATCTCTACACTGCTAAGCAATTTGCTTATGGTAAAGCGCATGATGAAAAGACTGCTGCTGTATGGACTCTGAATATTGCGAAATAAAAGGTGACGAAGGATGGAGATTGAAGCTAAACTTCATTCCCTCCTTGATCCTTTTAAGGAGCGGATGAGAATTTTTCATAGCGGAGAAGATGCGAATCTTTCACGGATGTTAGAAAGTTCTCAAATGGTTATTACCCGTTTGGTAGGAAGTGGGAATATACACGATCATCAAATAAGGGAAATCATTTTAGAACGTGCTCGCTATGTCTATAATGACCAAGTTGAATTTTTTTACGAAAACTTCAAAGCGGATATTTTAGCATTATCGTTAGAGAAGGTAGAAATGGAGGATAGTGATGATTAAGGTATTAAAAGAGTTTTATGACCTCAAGGAGGGAGTCGTTAGACAAGTCGGAGAAAGTTTTGAAGCGACAGAAGAACGGTTTGCTGAGATCAAGGAATATTTACCGGACTATGTAGAGTTGGAAAAGCCCCCCGTAAGTATTAGCTCTAAGGAAGTAGTGAGTGTAAATGTTCAAGAGTGAAAGTCCTAGCTATCGTTACAAAAAGCCTGAGGTTCAAAATGGAAACCTGAGAACTCCCCTGACTTTCTATACGTCTAAAGTTAAAGAGGGGGTTGATGGCCGTGATGTGAGTTACAAGAAAGCTTTTTATACGATGGGGCAAGTTTACTCTCCTAGTTTCAAAGACATTGAGATTGCGACAGGAAAAGCGATGAAAGCTAAGATGACTTTGAAGATTCGTGACCCTCTGACAGATTATCAGCCTGAAAGTCGGCATTTTGTCGAAGTAGAGGATATCCGTTTAGTTGGTAAGAAATGGCAGGTCATTGATGTCCGCCCTGATTTTGATAATCGGGATTTTTTGATAGTTATTATCGGAGGTAGTGGTGATGTCTAGTGGAGCAAATCTAAAAGGATTTGATGATATTTTGAGGAATATTGAGGCTCGACTAGGAGAGCCGGTAGTTCGTAGAAAGGTCAACAAGGCTTTGAGGGAGACGGTTGAGGAGTTTGAACCGACTTTCAAACGGGCTATGGCGGTGTACGCTGATACTGGGAAGACGGTTGGTGCGGTCGTTCATGGGAATGTGACAGGTACTGCTAGTGGTGTTCCGATGGTTAAATTAGGTTTTAAAAGTCCTCGTTGGACTCTTATTCACTTAAATGAATTTGGCTATGCAAAGAATGGGCATCCTCGTGGTTTCGGTATTATGCGCCGCTTTTTTGAGGGTAGTAAACCAGTTTTCAAATCTAAAGTTGGCATGAAGTTAAAACAGGAGTTTTTGTAATGATTAAGGACAAATTAACTGAAATCTACAATGCTTTGGAAGAAGATGAGGCTTTAGCTGGTATTAGTATCAAGTCATTTGAACGTCCTGAGACCTTGGGAGATGATGAGACGAGTATTGTCATTATCCCTGTCGGACCTCCAATGCAGACGGCTCATGGGAGCAATACCAGTTTGGCTAAGACTTTTCTCTATCAAATCAATGTAGAGTCTACTAATCGAGTGGAGTGTAAAGAACTTCAAGGAAGAATTGAAAAAATAATGGAAGATCAGGGATTTTATCAGACTGAAGGTGGTTTGGAACAATGGATTCCTGATATTAAACGCTATGTGGATGCTCGGACTTATAAAGGTCGGAGTGCTCTATACGAAGAATACTAAATGAAAGAAAGAGGTGCTATAAATGGCATTAGTTGGTTTTAAACGTATGACAATTCGTGTGTTGGATGGTAACGCTACTCCAACGCTCGGACAAAACCTTTTCGTAATCGAAGGTAAAACTGGTGAGGGTGCAACTCGTACTGCTAAAATTTCTGGTCTTGCAAGTGATCCAGTTAAAACGTATGGGAGCGATATTGCTTACCATGTTTCAAATCGTGGTGTTGGAGATGTGAAGATGGAAATGACTGCAGTTGATATTCCTTCTACAGTGCTAGCTAAAATTCTGGGTCATCAGGTCAAGGATGATATTATTGGAATTGGTGCCGAAACAGTCTCTCCATTTTGTGCAGTAATGCTCGAATCTAAGACTGCAAATGGAACTCAAGCTCAAGTAGGATTTTTCAAGGGTCAGTTTTCTATGGATGCTGAAGAGCTTGAAACACTTAAAGACAAACAAGAAGAACTTCCAGATGATAACTTGAGTTTTGCAGCAATCGCAAGTGATGATACAGAAACGAAAGATTTATATTACATCAAATATATCGGTAAGGATGAGGAGAAGCTCAAAAAGTTCAAAGGTCAGCTTAAAATGGTTGCTGCGGGGTAGAAGGAGGGCGCAAGCTCTCTTTTACTTTTTTAGAAAGGAAAGTATATGGCTAAGGTTAAATTTACAATCAAAAATGACAAGGGAGAAGATGTCCTAAAGACAAGTAAGGAAATTACAACTCGTGATTATCGTGATTATTTGGTCATGAACGAATCCTTGACAAGTGATTTATCTGAGGTAGAGAAGCTTGATAAGCAGTTGGGCTTTATTGCTAGTTTGTTTGATGATGTGACAGTAGAACAATTACTAGAATACACAGATTTTGCGAAAGTGATTTCTATTTTTACAGAAATTTATGCTCACTTGGTAGGTGATGTAGACCCAAAGGAAAAGAGCTAGCACCTGGGCAAGCTATTCAACGTTTTTATGGTTTTATCAAGCAAGTTACAGAGGGTCCTTATGGAATGAGTATTCGCGATGTGATGGATACGAGTTGGGAGGACTTGATGGGGGTCTTGGGAACGATGGAAACGAGTGAACAAGAAGAAGTGGTTGACTTGGCAGATTTTTTGGAAAGTCTATAAGTCATTGCTTTACAAATAGGAAAGGTAAGCATATAATAGAGCTATATAAGGGAGGTGGAAGATATGTCTCGAAAAGAAAAGGCGCGTAGAAGATATTGGTTTTGGTTTACCATTTTTGTCCTTTATCTTGCTTTTGGCTTGTATTGTATTTGTACAAATTTTGGAGATACCTTGGGTATGATTTTACTATCACCCTTTATCTTTGCTTCCTTGCCACTCTATGCTTATCTATTTCTTGGTTTGTTTATCTGGGCTTTTATGAGCCTGGCAATGGATGATTTTTATAAAGAATGATGAAAAGTCCGTAAGGGCTTTTTTCTTTGCTCTGAGGAGTTAGGAAGGAGAACAAGATGGCAAGCGGTACGCCGTTAGGTCAGATGTATATCGAGCTAGGGCTGGACGTGTCGAAGTTCAGTCCTACTCTAAATGGTGCAAAAAATGCTGTAAAGTACTTTCAAAACAATGTCCGTTCTTTGGATAGTACTTTAAAAGGGAATGAAAAAAATGCTAGCTTACTTCAAGAAAAATACAAGACTTTAGGACAAGCCATTGATTCACAACGTAAAGTTTTGGATGAGATGAAGAAAAGTTTTGATAAACTCGATCCTGGAACAGCTAACTTTGATAAAGCCGCTGCTGATATTGAGCGTGAGAATGCCAAGTTAGCAGCAATGGAAGGTCAGCTACGTGGTGTTGAAAAAGCTTTGCAAGATGTAGGGCGTGAAAATAGTTGGTCTGGTAAGATGGATGCCTTGAGCGAAAAATTTGCTAAAGGTGGAGAAAAATTGCGGGCTATGGGTGATGCAATGAAGCCTGTATCTGCTGCTTTATTAGCTGGTTTCACACTTTCTACTAAGAAGGCGATTGACTTTGAAAGTCAGATGAATACAACCAAATCTCTGTTAGCGGATACTATTCCTAATGCCAAGGAGCTGAGCGCAACCACTGAAAAATTGGGGGAGAGTTCAAAAAATTGGGCGAAGCAGTATGGGATTTCTACTGCATCTATCAATGAAGGGATGCAAGAAATTATTAAGAAAGGTTTTGATGCCAATCAAACAATCGAAGCTATGCCTGCTATCTTAGACGCTACTAAGGCATCTGGTGAGGACTTTAATACGGTCATGAACGCCACTACAAATATCTTGCAACAATTTGGGTTGTCTACTCAGGATACAGAACGGGTAACTAATAGCTTAACCTTTGTCGCCAATAAAACGGCCGCTGGTTTTGCTGATATGGGGGCTGCAATGGAGTATGTTGGTCCCGTTGCTAAAAACGTTGGTATGGACTTGGAAGAGACTGCCGCTGCTGTTGGTCTTTTGTCCAACAACGGTATCGCCGGTGAAAAGGCTGGTACGGCTCTGCGTGGAGCTTTAACAAGGCTGCTGAAACCATCTGAGCAAAACGCTGAGGCAATGCAAAAACTTGGTTTTTCTGCAGAAGAATTTCGTAGCGGTGCGATTAAGCTACCTGATATTTTGGATCGTATCAAAAAGAATACGGAAGGAATGACAGATGCTCAGAAATCGGCCTTGATTGCTACAGCCTTTGGTACAGAAGCTCAGACAGCGATGAATATCTTGGTTGACCAAGGTGGAGATGCGTTGCGTAATCTTGCTAACGAAACCAAGGGGGCGACAACTTATACTAAGGATTTAGCAAATGAATTATCTAAGTCTTCTAAAAATGGTGTGGAACGTTTTAAATCTAGTTTAGAAGTTTTACAGATTAACATTGGTCAGAAATTATTACCATTACTAACTCCTGTGATTGATAAGGTGAACCAATTTATCGACTGGTTAAGTAAGGCTCCTCCAGCCGTTCAGAGCTTGGCGGTTGGTATTGGTGGTTTTTTGGCTCTAGGATATCCTTTATTGAACTTTCTAGGCAATGGAGCGACGGCTCTTAGTATTTTGATAAAACATGCTGGTAAATTAGGAGGACTTTTAAAGGGCGGTCTCGGTCTTGCTAAGGTAGGAAGCGAAGCCACTGTTTTAGCAGAAGGAGCTGGTGCTGCTGCCTCTAGTTCTGGTCTCTTGTCTGGAGCTATTGGGGCTTTGACAAATCCTATTGGTTTGCTGGTGGGTGGTGCTGCTTTACTAGCTGGAGGATTGGTCTATCTAGGACATAAGAAAGACGAGGCACGCATTAAGGCGGAGGAATTTGGTTCAACCTTAGATGATGTCCAACGTGGAGAACTACGAACGTTCCAAAAAACTGTAGATGATACCAGCACAGCAGTTGCTAACTTTGGAACCCATGCTGGCGATGCTGAAAAAGTTTCTGAGGCTTTTAGAAAACTTCATGAAGAGGTAGCGGCAGGCGCTGAAAAAGCGAGCCAGAGAATGGAAGAACTGGCTAAAAAGTGGGGTATTAGCAATGAAGAAATCGCTAAAATGAAAGCAAGAAATGACCAAGTTGTTTCAAATACCGATGCAATGGCTAATCAGGTCAGTGAAATTTACAAACGTCACAATGGCGACGCTAGCAAGTTTTCTCAAGAAGAAAAAGAAATCATCTTGAATAATCAAAGAGAGATGATAAAAGCTAGAATCGAAATGATGGAATTATCTGGCGAACAACAAAAGGCTGCACTTCAGGCTCTGAATGGAGAGATTGGCAGTTTGAATGAAACGCAATTAAAGCACACAAGAGATGTTTTGAAGAAGGCTCTGGATGAAGAAAATCAGTTATATAAAACATCAAAAGATGAACTGAAACAGATGCTTGAAGGTAAACTCATTGATCGAGAGACTTATAACAAAAAACTGCAAACTCTTGAAACGGAACATACCCAAACCATGGAAGCTTTGGGAACTAAGTATTACCAGGTTATGCAAAACCTTGACGCTAAGGTAAAAGCTCGTACTGGGCAAAGCTGGAACTACTGGGAAGAAGCTAAGAGGGTTCTGGAAGAATATGGCTTGTCTTATGAAGTGATTGGCCAAAAAGCTGCAGAAGCTTCTCAAAAAGTGGGAGAGTCAAACAGTATTCTTGCTAAATATACTAGTGATATGAGCAAGGAAACGAGAGAAGCAAACGACGCTTGGTCTTTGTTGGTTGGGAATATCAATGAGAATGGGAACTTTGAGATTAAATCCAATGTAAAAGAAGTGATTGGGGAAGCGACTAAATCTGCTGAAGGTTGGGAGCAATTGCAATTTATTGTTAAAAATGCGAATATCAACTCAAATGCTCGGGTAACGATTGCTGAGGCTCTTGTTGAGTCTGGTAAGTGGTCAACCATGACACTGGAAGAAAAACAGTTAATTGTCCAAAATCAAGCAGGCTTGCAAGCTATCTTTGATAGTGAAAACCATCTTAGAATCTGGAACAGTATGCCTGCGGAAGTCAAGCAACTGCTTTTGGAAAATACAGATGTGATGAATAAGGCTGAGGAGGCTTCCAAAGCGCTCTATAACTACGATGCTTTGACTCCTAAGCAGAAAGAGTTGCTGGCTACGGATGAGAATTTCAGAAAGGCCGTTGCTCGTTCGACTGACACGCTAACGACTTGGAATGCAACCACTCCATTTACAAAAGATTTGAAACTAGATCCTACAAATGTTTTGAATAATGGGCAATTGTCAATAGATAAAATCATGGCTTGGAATCTATCTAATCCAGATACTAAATCATTAAATGCTACTGACAAAACTAGTGAAGCAGTTGCTAGTGCAAAAGCGAGTGTAAACTCTCCGAAACAAGAAAAACCAATTGATTTACTTGCGAAAGATCAGACTGCAGGTGTTAGAAATGAGACGAGTGCGGCTATTAATGCTATTAAGCAAAATAATCCAGTAGATATCCTTGCTAAAAATAGCACTTCCAGTACTGTTAGTGAGGTCAAAAGTGGTGTTAATAGTATTCAAGACAAAACGGTTACAATCAACGCTCAAGATAACGCTTCTGATGTTCTTTCAGGAATTAAGAGTTGGATTAACCGTGTAACTGGTAATTTCTTTACCAATATTTTTGCTAGTCGGCATGCTCAGGGTACCAACTACCATCCTGGTGGTCTTGCTATGGTCAATGACCAACGCAATAGTACTTACAAGGAATTAGTCACTCTTCCAGATGGTAGGAGCTTCATTCCTGAAGGTAGAGATGTCTTGCTTCCTCTTCCTAAAGGAGCTAAAGTTTTACGAGCAGATAAGACGAAACGCTTGATGCGTGAGATGGGTGTTCCTAAATATGCTGCAGGAGTTGGCATTCCGAGTGATGCTAAATTCCTTCGTGAGATGGAAGAAGCACAAGCTAAAATAGTGGTGCAAGCCCAAGGAGATATAAACAGTAAAGACAGCGATAAAGTCGTGTCTGAGATAGCGATTCTGAGAGCAAGTATGGAGAAGATCCTTACTGCTATCCTTGAAAAGCCGTCAGATACTTACCTGGACGCTGATAAAATTTCAATGAGTGTCTACCAACGTCAAGGTGCGATTTACGCTAGGGAGGGAATTTAATGTTTTATATGATCATCAATGGTTTTAACACATCAACTATCCCTCACTGCGTAGTGACGGATTTTGGTCAGGCGGAGGCAGCTAAACCTAGGGTGGCTGAAGATGCTACCCTCTACGGAGCCAACGGAAGTTATCGGGTGCTAGATGGGGGCTATGAGAGTTATGAACGGACTTTTTCGTTCTACATTCCTAAGTTACTGGATGTTTCTACTATCGTGGAGAAATTTCAGCCTAAGGACAATGTGCTAGAGTTTAGCTACCAGTTGGGGTCTGTCTTTTATGCGGATTTTATCGGTGCAACCTATAGCCCTCATGGGATGCATGCCTGGAAGCTAGAGCTTAAGTTGAACATGCAACCCTTTCGCTATCAGAAAAATGTTGCTCCTCTTGTCTTTACTGCAAGTGGCAATATCGACAATCCAGGCTCTGTCTATAGCGAGCCTGTGATTGAGATTGAGGGTGACGGAGATATTTCTTTGACTATCGGTCGGACAACTATGCACTTGACGATTAGACGAAAAGTGACCATTGATTGTAGACATAAGAAACAGAATATCTATAATGCAGATGGCGCTGTGCAAAATACTTTACGTAAACGTGGAGGCTTCTTTGAGTTGGCAGTTGGTAATAACGGTCTGGTCTTTACTGGTTCGGTTCGTAAGGTCACGGTTCGGCCGAATTGGAGGTATATCTTATGATTTATCTTACTGAAGGCAATACGCCTTTAAATGAGGCCTACAATGACGAAATCGTCCAGGAGCGGAACAATACCTATCAGCTGACCTTTCGCTTTCCTACATCGGATCCCAAGTGGGAATTGTTGAAAGAGGAAACTTTTCTGACTGCAGATGACCTGCATGGTGAGCAGGATTTTTATATTTTTGAGGTTGAAAAACAGCAAGGATATATCCAAGTCTATGCTAATCAGGTTATCAGCCTGTTAAATAACTACATCGTCAGCTCTATCGATGTAGATCGTGTCAGTGGGACGAGGGTATTGAGCGCATTGGCTGGTAGTATTACCAGAACCAATCCTTTTTCTTTCTTCTCAGATATTGATGATAGGCATACGCTCAACATCAAGGATAAGAATGCGATGGAGGTCTTGGCCAAAGACAAGCATTCTATCCTTGGTCAGTGGGGCGGAGATATGGTGCGAAATGGCTACAACTTACGCTTGTTGAAGAATGGCGGTTCTGAAAATGAATCGCTTTTTATGTACAAGAAAAACCTGTCTAGCTACCAGCATAAGACCTCAACGAAATCCTTGAAAACTCGGATAACCTTTAAAACGACAGTTAAAGGTGAGGGAGAGAAGGCGCCTGACGTTGATTATGTAGTGGTGATTGATAGTCCCTTGCTTGGGAAATATAGCCAAATCTATGAAGCAGTTGTTGAGGTCAATGACCAGGACGTCAAAGACCAAGCTAGCTTGATTGAATACGGAAAGCAGTATTTTCGGACAAGTATGTGCGACATGCTGGAAGATAACCTTGAAATCTCAGTTGTCGGCCAGAGCGATGTAGCGGTTCGGATGTTCGATGTGGTCAGCATCTACCATGAATGGTACGGTCTTGATGTTCGTAAGAAAATCACGAAATATACCTATTCGCCAATGGCAAAACGCCTGAAATCAATTGGTTTTGGGACATTCCAGTCTAGTCTGGCTAATGCGATTGGTGGAATTGTAAATGATGCCGTTTTAAACGAAAGCCGAAATCTGCATAAGATTTTTGATGAACGTTTGAAAAAGGAAATCGCCAACGCTGACCGTGCGTTTGACGCTGAATTTGCCAAGCGTGAGAAAGCTATCACGGATGCCATCGAGCAGTACAAGGCTAAAGCCGAAGAAATGGGCGCTAAAATCCACGAAGAAATGGAAAAAGAGCGTCCTGAGTTCGTGAAGCGTATCCGTGAGGAGCTGATGAGTGGTGCGGACTCAATCGCTGAACTAAGCAAGAAGCTAGAGCAGGTCAGTGAGACTGCAAGGGTCAATGCTAGTTTGATTGGTGGTGACGGGAATACTCAGTACAATAAGAACCGCTTGAATGGTGGCACGGCTAAAAAAATTAGTTACGGAACGGATTTTGTGGAGGTCGGTCACAACGGAGAGGGCTTTGAACTTGGCAAGAAATACGTTATCAGTTGGTCAGCAACCTGCACACCGTACGGTAAGACAGATGTGACTGTGGTAGTCAATAAGAATCCATTTTATGGCGGACACGTTCATCTTGCGCCTGCTAATACGGTCATGCCAGCGATTGAGAAAGACCTGACCCAGAAAGAGGAGCAGGTCTTAGCAGTCTACTATGGTGCTTATCGTCTGACATTCTCAGGCGACTGGTATCAGAATGTAGAGCAATCTTTGACGATTGACAATCAGACAAGACGGATTGAACTAGCGCCAGTCTATAAGACGATTGCTGATGGGCAAAATGCAAGATATGAGGGAAGTTGGAGTGAGAACCCAACTTTTATTTTTGATGGAGGTAGAACATGACGGAAACAACGCCTGAAGTAGTACCTATCAGGGTACGACATAAACGGATGCCAGCTAGTGAGTGGGCAAGAAGTGACTTTGTGTTGTATGACGGAGAGTTGGGTATCGAGAGCGACACAGGTAAGGTCAAGGTTGGAAATGGCCGTGACCGATTCTCAGCACTGCAATATCTGACTGGTCCCAAAGGAGACCGTGGAGAAACAGGACCAGTAGGGCCAAAAGGAGCGGACGGTGTCATGCGGTTCGAGAACCTGACGAGTCAACAGAGAGAGGGTTTGCGAGGAGATAACGGTCATAGCTTAAATGCGAATGTTCGTATCGAAGGAAGTTATCGAAACGGTGCGACTAGTCAGTTGAATTTGATCGCGGACGTCTACTATGACGGAACACGGTTAACCAGTGGCTATACTGTTGATTATTACTACAGAGGTTTTGGGAATAACAACTGGCAAAGTTTGCCAAACCAAACGCCTGATGCAAATGGAAAGTTTGGCCAGTGGAATGCTTCTCAGCGTTCAGGAGGCTGGCTTGAGGTCTACATCGTTGTAACGCACAACGGCATTAAAGCAGCTGCTAGCACACGGCTTGACAATGTTAGTGACGGTGCAAGAGGCACCGCAGGAGAACGTGGTCCAGAAGGTCAACGAGGACCTCAAGGAAATACAGGCCCAGCTGGAGCGCCTGGTCAGAACATCATCAATCAGAATGGTGGTCAACCGATGAAATATTGGGCTGGTACACGGTCTCAATATGACGCGATTTCTAACAAAGATGCTAATACCATCTACGATATTTATCGCTAACAGGAGGTAATATGGCACGAGAAGGAATTTATGTGGGTGGCAAGGAAGTTATTCAGCGTTATGTAGGAACACGGTTGGTTTGGGAAAAAAGAATACGAGTTTTAGAGCTTTTTTCAAAATTTGTTATTACGTCTCCAAGCTACGGAGAAAATGTAATGCATATATATGATTATAGATTTGGTTTCAGTAACTATTCTATTGACGAAGTTCGTTTCATCGGTAAAACCGAATCAAATGTTATTCCAGTAACACTAGAACGCGGTTATGGTAGCACCCACATTAAAGCTCGTTTCAGAAATACTGAAGATTTTGAGAAAGCAAAGAGGGATTTTAATTCTTCAAATGGAGAAACTTCTATGAATTTTTACACAGTATGGAGGTAACAAATGGATATTACCATTCAAAACGTTCGTTCACCTGCTCTTGAGAATAACGGGCGGTATTACAAAGTCTTTCAACCACGGACACGAGATGAACTGCTGAAGCTTCATCACATGGGCTGTGTGGGAGATACGGTGCTGACGGATATCCAACTGGAGCAGGGAGATTTCCCTACTAGCTTCGTGGAGCCTACTGTCACGCAACGTACTTTGTCAGGTCTCTTCAAGGATATGCGTTCTATTGAACTGGAATTAACAGACCCGAACAGTACTCTCTGGGGCAAAATCCAGCAGAACAATCAAGGGGCGCTGACTCAGTTCTTTGACAAGAATGTCAAGAGTGCTATTGCTCAAACTGCTAAAGAAATCAGGCAGGAAGTGCGAGATGCTGCCAACAGTGCGAGGGTTCAAGTGACATCTGAAGGTGTGACCATCGGCTCTACTACCTTAACGGGTGAGCAGTTAGCCTCTACCATTTCCGCAAGTCCGAGAGGGGTTGATATCATCGCTCCACACGTTCGAGTACAGTCAGATATGTTGGTAGATGGTGCTGTAACAGCTAGGAAGATGGCCGCTGGTTCTGTCACTGCTGAACATATCCAAGCTGGAGCTATCACGGGCGATAAAATCAGCGTAGATGATGCCTTGATTCGGAACCTGACCGCTAGAGATGCCTTGATTGACAAGCTGACATCCAAACAAATCTTCACAACCAAGATTGAATCTGTCGTGTCTAGCTCAACCTTCCTACAAGCCTACCAAGGTGAAATTGGAGGTTTCACCTTAGGTCAATTTGATAATGGAGGCGGTCGCTGGATTTCTGGAGTAAACCAATTCTCAGTTGGTATGGGGAATGGTGCTGGTTATGGTACTAAGACAGCTTTCTGGGCGAATTGGGGCGATAACTGGAACCAAGCAGGACCGAATTCTTGGCATGTGGACACAGATGGGCAGATGTATTGTAAGAATACAGTTAGTTTTTATGGCAAAGTTGACTTTTCTGGCTCTACAAACGTTAATTTCTACAGTAAGATTAATGCTGCCAAAGGTATCTGGACAGGAAATGCAGATGTTTATGGTGCTGGATCAAATCCAGCTGGAGGAGAGAATGCCGTCGTCTGGTGGAATCAAATCACTACAGCGAAATGGAGAGGCTATGCAGGTATCACTTCGAGTTCAGATAGACGTTTGAAAGAGAATATCACAGACACAGCTGTGAAAGCCTTGGATAAAATCAACAGACTAAACTTGGTCGCATTTGATTTCATCGAGAGCCAGAAGCATGAAGAGGTTGGTTTGATTGCGCAGGAAGCACAGAAGGTAGTACCTGAAGCAATTGAAACAGATGAAGTGACATCTTATCTGTCTATCAACTATTTGAAATTCGTACCCTACTTGCTGAAAGCAGTCCAAGAACTGGATCAGAAAATCAAAGAAATGGAGAAACTACATGGATAATCACACAATCGACAAGCTAGTCGCTGAGTCGCTCGTCAATCGCTTGGCTGAGGGCGAATTGGATCGTGCGAATTTAGAGGCACGCTATACGCTGACTTTGGCTGAATTACGGGGCTTTAAAGCCGTGCTGGAATATGAACCAGCACTTAAAGAACTATTTGAAGAAACACTAGCAAAAATGAAAGGAACTAACGCATGACTTACAAATTAACAGGAAGCCCTATTCTAAAAGGGGAGAAGAATGTCACAATCGTAACGATTGAGAAAGAAGAACCTGGACGCTATAGCTATGAGCGTGTGGAATTGCCAGGCAATCGCACGCATGATAATGAAGAGGTGCTGATTCAAGCGGTTTTAGATTTTATTAGAACGGAACTTGATCCGACAAATGCCATCGTGACTGCCCAAGCGAAATTAGAGCAGACTTTGGCTAAATTGGAACAGGCTGAGCAGAAAGTAGCTCAAGCTCAAGCCAATCTTGAACAAACCCAAGAGAAATTGAGTCAAGCAGAAGCGAAGCAAAATGACCTTGAAGCACTTGCGAACCGCATTAATAAAGTAGTTCGAGTGATGGCTCAAGATTCCATCATGGGTGAGAAAGTTTCTTACGGCACAACCTACAAAGAAATGGTTGAGTTATTCCCTCTGGCTGAAGTTGGAAAAGTTTATGAACCAGGTTCAATCTTTGCGGTCGAAGATCCAAGCCATTCTGAAATGTATGGAGAAGGTAAACGCATTCTGATTCAAACTAATCAGTCGTTTAATTATCAAGGAGAAACCCTTACTCAACTTGAAGGAACACCGTACCAGAATGGCGTTCTAGCAACTTGGAAGTTTAACGCACCGAAAGCACCAAATGAACAGTAGAGGTGCTATATGGCAGAATTTGAACATTTAATTGTACAAATTTTCCTCTCTTTAATTCCTGTTGTCGGGCTTTATTTCTCAATGAAAGACCGAGCGACTAAACAAGAAAATCGTCTCACGGTTTTAGAGAAAGACATCGAAAATCTGAACGAATTTAAAAGATCTGCAAACAAACGACTAGATAACCATGACGAACAGAACAAGGCTATCTTAGTCCTTGCAGAACAGGTTAAGTCGTTAGGCGAGGACGTCAGAGAGTTGAAAACGCTGATTCAGAGTAAAAGCTAAGAAAGGGGCGCAGAATGGTCTGTAATCTCAATACGACTAATCTCGCACAAGTTGCTGGTGGTTACCTCATCAAGCAGGGTGATGTAGCTTCTACCTTTGGTTTTGCCCTCTTAGATGAAGATTATCGAGCCGTCCCCTCTCTGGAGGGGGAGGTGGCGGTCGTTAGTCTGACTATGGGCAAGTACCAGTGGAAGAAGAAGGTAACTGTCACGAACTCAAGCGTGAATTTTAATCTGGACGCTATCTTGCCAATTGGGAAATACCGCTTAGAGATTAGCGCTGGCGGATATATTTTCCCAAGCGACAAAGAAACCCACATCAAGATAGTGGCTTCAGATAAAGAATTGGTCACAGAAGAAGTCCATGCTTTAAAAGAGCTGGATATCGCAAAAGAAGTAAAAAAACAGCTTGCAGAAAAAACTGTAGGTGGTGATGGCACGGTGGGTCAGGAATTTCCTGATCTGTTAATGTACTACAACATTGGAAAGGTATAGAAAATTATGGATACAAGTAAATTAATTGCATTCGCTTCTGCTGTGGGAGCGGATAACAAGACAATGATGCAGTTAATCAATACAAAGATTGACAATGCTACTTTAACGCAGGCTATCGAACAAGCGAAAACAGCGGTTAAGGCTGAGATTTTAGGCGATGGAGTGCCTGAAAATCTTGACACACTGAAAGAGATTGCTACGATGATAGCAGGCATGAGTGGCGATACTGAAGAAGCAGTTGTGCAGAAACTAGCCGACCTAGGCCGTCGTATCGACGAATTTGCCAACCTCGACCTGGTCGCAACCTATAACGCAGCGAAAGCGTGATTGCTATGAGCAATTTAGAGGAATTTGCTCAAGCGGTTGGCCGTGATGTGAAGGCTATTAACCAAAAGCCTGAACCAAGACTGACCTTGACAGGAAATACCCTCGGCATCGCTGGGGGTAATAATGTCACTCTGCCGATACCTGAGAACGTAGGGCATGAAATCCGTGGTACAGGTTCACCAGAAAGGCGTATCACAGCCGAAATCGGTACGACATATGTAGATGTCAATGTGACCAATGGTGCCCTTAAATGGATAAAAGAGAGTGGCAATGGCAATACTGGTTGGCGTGTACTGATTGGTGATACTGGATGGAGGGCGTTGAATATAGCTTCAAAATTAGAAAGTTCGTTCGTAAAAATAAGACGGGTTAACAACCTAGTGACATACCAGTTTGGAGGACTTAAGTGGGGCTGGTTTGGAATTGCGAGGCGTGGAAGCTACGGATATGCAGTTCAAACTTCTGACAGTGAACGAAATTGCTATATTTTAGGACCGAATGGAGTCCCTATTGGCTTTCGCACTTCAAGCTCTTTAATCGGGAATATCTACAATGATAAAGGAGTCGTTTATGGCACATGGTATCTAGGAGATAGCACAGATTGGAATCATTTAAGGTTTCAGTTCTTAAACCCAGTACCAACCGACAGAGATATTGGAGATATCCGTGTAAGTACCATCTCATACTTGACAGACGAGCCTTGGCCAACAACATTGCCATAATAGAAAGGAAAACAATATGATTAATTGGAAACTACGACTACAAAATAAATTTTTCTGGCTGACTGCAATTCCAGCCTTCTTGCTTGTCTTGCAAGCTGGTGCAGCAGTCTTCGGATATCATCTAGATTTGGGTGATATTGGCAACAAGCTGATTTTGCTTGTGAATGCGGTATTCGTGTTCTTGACTGCTATCGGGCTGGTCAACGACCCGACGACAAGCGGAATCACAGACAGTACACGAGCGCTAGAATACAAGAAACCAAGTGAGGAATAAGTATGTCTAAGAAACAAGAAATGATTCAATTCTTCATCGACAAGGCCAACGCAGGCGATGGAGTGGATAATGATGGAGCTTATGGCTTCCAGTGTGCTGATGTGCCTTGTTACGGGCTTCGTCATTGGTATGGTGTGACCCTCTGGGGCAATGCCTACGACTTGCTTGAGTCAGCACGTTCTCAAGGCCTGAAAGTAGTGTATGACGCTGACTATCCAAAAGCTGGTTGGTTCTTCGTGAAATCATACGTAGCTGGCGATGGTGTCAACTACGGGCATACAGGGCTGGTCTATGAAGACTCAGACGGTTCTACAATCAAGACGATTGAGCAGAATATTGATGGCAACTGGGACTACTTGGAAGTAGGTGGTCCTTGTCGCTACAATGAGCGTTCTGTTAATGAAATCGTTGGGTATATCGTACCTCCTGAAGAAGTCGAAACAGGCTGGCAACAGAACCAGTATGGTTGGTGGTGGGTTCGTGAAGACGGCTCATATCCAACCGATAAATGGGAGAAGATTAACGACGCTTGGTACTATTTTGATGAAAAAGGTTTCATGAAACGCAGTACATGGTTGAACTACAATGACGCTTGGTACTGGTTCACGGATTCAGGATCTATGGCAACTGGATGGGCTCGTATCAACAACGCTTGGTATTACTTCGATGAAGAAGGTAAGATGGTCACTGGCTGGATTAAGCATAAGCTGACTTGGTACTACCTTGACCGTAAGAATGGAAACATGGTATCAAACGCCTTTGTCCAGTCTGCAGACGGAACAGGCTGGTACTACATCAAGGCAGATGGAACAATGGCAGACAAGCCAGAGTTCACAGTTGAACCAGATGGCTTGATTACGACTAAATAATTTTAAAAAATAAAACGAAAGGAAACTTTCTAAATTGTTCTTTCTACCGCAGGCTCAGGCTTGCGGTTTTTTGTTTGCTTAAAAATGGATTTAAAATCCAAGAAATGTAAATCGAATAAACGCATTTCAAATGCGTAAAATCATCTGCTTGGGGGAGTAGTGGTTTTGTAAAAAACGTTTTTTTGAAACTTAGGATTTCATCAAATCATAAGTGCCTCTGTATGTTATGATTTAAGTAGATTTTAATACAGAATTGAGCCGTGATTTTACCTATTTTTTCGATGGATACACAAAAGGATACAATAAAATGCTCAACCACTGTTATAATAAGATTTCTAAGACTCCCACCGGCTCCATTGATAATTTACATTGTTTTGTAAATCTTTCTAAAACGTTGTTTTTACAACGTTTTTTGTTTTTGTCTTTGGTATTCCTTTGCAAAAAAGAATACAACATTTTGTTGTATCCTAAATATTAAATCAAGTCCTGAATTTTCTTAAGTTTTTATCATATTTTCTGTTATAATT